GCGGTGAACCCTGCCGTAGGGCGCGAGAACCGCCGAAACCAGGTCAAACGCTGCATCGCCATCGCCCGGGACATTTGCCGGGAGCAGGGACATCGGCGCATCCCCGCCGAGTTCTGGGCGGAGTACTTCGCCGTCGCCGCACGGGACGATTTCCACGCCGGTCGCCAAGGCGGCGGGCGCGGCCACGAGAGGTGGATGCCCGATTTCGAGTTCCTGACGCAGCCCAAGACGATGCTGAAGCTGTTCGAGCGCGTCGAGAGCGAGGAGACGGCCTGATGCACGACGTCGACCAGGCGCTGGCGCACCTGCGGGTGCCACCGCAGAGCGTTGCCGCCGAGCAGGCGGTCATCGGCGGCCTGATGCAGTACCCGGAAGCATGGGCCAAGGTGGAGGCGTTGCTGCAGCCCGAGGACTTCTACCGCCGCGACCACCAGCAGGTCTACCGGGCGATCCGGGACATGGTGGCGCGCGACCGGCCGTTTGACGCCGTGACGTTGGGCGAGTGGTTCGAGGCTCAGGCCAAGGCCGCCGGTCGTGATGACGATGGAATCGGTTCCTACCTGATCGATCTGGCCGCGACCACGCCATCGGCAGCGAACATCGCCGGCTATGCCCAGATCGTGAGCGACAAGGCCCTGGCGCGGCGGATGATCGAGATCGGGACGGAGATCGCCAACGCGGGGTTCGATCCGGGCTTCACCCCGGACGATGGCATCGCCGCCGCGCAGACGCTGATGCAGGGGCTGGCCCCAAGCCAGACCGGCGGCCTGGTCTCTGTCACCGACACGTTGCCGGACTGGTTCGATGACTTGCGCCACCGGTTCGAGTTGGGCACGTCCGTTACTGGCGTACCGACCCCCTGGGCGGCGCTCAACGATGCGACCCACGGACTGCAGGACGGCGACCTGATCATCCTGGCCGGCCGTCCCAGCATGGGCAAATCCATCGCGGGCCTGAACATCACCGACTTCGCCGCGCGGGATCGGCATGTCGCGCTGTTCTCTCTGGAGATGAACAAGAAGCAGATCAACAGGCGTGGCATCTCGGCCGCGGCCAAGGTTCCCCACGACTGGCTGCTGGCTCCAGGCGGCGCCGACGAGCACTGGTCGAAGGTGACTGGCGCGGTGCGGGACCGGCGCGCGCTGCAGCTGAGCATTGACGACACGCCGTCCCTGCGGATCAGCCAGCTCATGGCCCGGGCGCGCGCGCTGCACGCGAGGAATCCCATCCGCTTGCTGGTGGTGGACCACATCCATGACTTCAAGATCGACGCGAAGCTGGCGCGCTTCGAGTACGGCGAGATCGCCCAGGGGCTCAAGACCCTTGCCAAGGAGTTCAACTGCCCGGTTGTGGCGCTGGGCCAGCTGAACCGCGCGTTGTCGCAGCGTTCGGACAAGCGGCCGACCATGGCTGACCTGCGCGAGTCGGGCGAGATCGAGCAGAAGGCGGACATGATCATCTTCATCCACCGCGAGGACTACTACGACAAGAACACCCACATGCGTGGGGTTGTTGAGTTGATCTTGGCGAAGGGCCGCGACGTGGAGGCCGGGAAGTCGATCTTCTTGGCGAACGACTACGCGCACATGGCGCTGCGTGACCTGGACGGTCCGCTGCCGTTGCCTGCGGAGCCGGAGCGGGGCAGCAAGCCGGGCAAGCCGCGGTTCTTCGGCGGTGGCGCCGGCCGGCGGTTGGCCCCGGAGGAGGACTGATGGCTATGTCCCATTCGACCGGCACCCCGACCGCTGAGGAGGCTGAGCGCATCGTGGCGGCGAAGGTCGGCCCCTGCATGGCCTGTCTGGCGCTCGTCACCGCCGACCTGCTGGCGCCGGAGCTGGTGGTGATCGGCTGCGACTACAACCACGCGAAAAGCGGCAACGTCCGCCGCGGGCACATGTTCGGGTATGCGCTGTGCGCCTGGCATCACCGACGCCACCCGCTGGAGGGGAACACCTTCGCGTGGATGCGGGCGATCTACGGCCCGAGCCTGCTTGATGGCTCGCGCGTGTTCCACGAGACCTACGGCTCGGACGACGAGCTGATCGAGCAACAGACCTACGTGATCGAACAAAGGAGAGCGGCATGAACAACGTGCGCGAGCTGCTGGCGCGGCTGAACCCCACCGTTGCCAGGCTGGACGGCGCGGCCGGCGGTGGCGTGGTCGAACTGAGCAATATCGACATCTCCGGGGCGCTGGGCATGGTGCCGGCTGGCATTGGCCGAGACCTGCTGGAGCTGCTGCACGGTCCCGACCCGAGCCGCGGCGACATCCTGCGGGTGCTGGAGGGCATCACGCGCATGGCGCTGGAGGAGCGGAACCGGCGGTCGAAGGACTACGCGGATGCACGCGCGACCTGGGGCATTGCCGAATGCATGGCTCGGTTCAACCGCGACCGGGAGGAGCGCACGGTGCGACACCTGGAGATCCTCAAGGCGCGGGTGGCCATTGCCCGCGACCGGCTGTGGCCCGAGCGCTTGGAAGAGCGGATGCCGGAGATCGCTACGGTGGCAATCGGCTACATGAAGGGCGAACGCTTGAGCAACCGCGAGCGCGCCACCGCCCTCGGCGTCGGCGATTCGACGTACCGGGAGGGATGGGCCGAAGTGGTGGATTGGCTGCTGACCCAGATGCTTGAGGCGGAGCAGTGCGCAGCGAACAGGTTCTGCCACGCGCTCCAGCAGTCGGCCGCGTAGTGCGCGGGTGACAGCCGCGCGATTTTGGCCCTACATTCCTACCATCACGCGACGAAAGCCCGGCACAAGCCGGGCTTCTTCTTTTCAACCCGATCACCACCGCGCCGAAAACCCCTCCGCTCGCCGTGAGGCGATTGGGGCTGGCGTCGTGCTGCTACCTAAGCGGCAGTGCACCGGCTACCGCCATGGCCGGAACCGCCTAGCCAGCGGTGGTGATCGGACCTTCTACGCCCGTCGACCCACACCGGACCCATTAGCAGAGCCTGCCGGCTGCGGTGCCGGGCACCTTTTAAACAAAAGTGTTTACCGTTACACAAAAGTGTGTAAAATGGCCTCCATCGAAACAACAACGGAGGCGGATGAAAACAAGCGAGTTCAGGCGGTGGTTGCAGTCCCAAGGCGTGGTGATGAAGGAAGGAGCCAATCACACCAAGCTGTACTACCAAGGGAAGCAATCGACACTGCCCCGACACGCTGCGGAGATGAGGGAAGGCACACGGAAGGCCATCATCAAGCAGCTAGGATTGGAGGAACCGCCCCGGTAAGGGGCGGCGCCTTCGGCTCGCAAGTGACCATCTGATTACACATGCTGTATCCAGCAAAACTGGCGCCGGAGGACGGCGGCTACGTGGTGACGTTCCGGGACATCCCGGAGGCGATCACGCAGGGCGACACGAGGGAGGAAGCCATTGCGATGGCGGCCGATGCCCTCGCAACGGCTATGGAGTTCTACTTCGAGGACCGCCGGCAGGTTCCGCCGCCGTCGGAGCTTCGCCGGGGTGAGGTGGGTATCTCTCTGCCGGCTGGCTTCACCGCGAAGGCGTTGCTGCTCAACGAGATGCTGGCCCAAGGCGTGACGCCTTCGGAGCTGGCCCGCAGGATGGGAACGTCGCCGCAGGTGGTGAACCGGATTGTGGATCTCGGGCATGCGACGAAGATCGACACCATCGCCGACGCGCTGCGCGCGCTGGGCGCCCGGCTGGACCTGACTGTTAGCCGCGCGGCATAGCACCGCCCAGGGGAAGCCCTGGTGAATCACAACAAGGCCCTGCCGGCGACGGTGGGGCCTTTTTCATTTCCGCCTGCTGCGCCGTACCGACCGGGCCTCTCCGTCCCGGTGGCGCCGCGGGCGTTTCATCCGTTGCCGGGAGACCGGAATGCACACGAGACCGCAAACCATGCGCGAGGAAATCATCGGAACCACCGGCAGCGCCGTACTCAAGACCGCGCCGATGGTGGCCGTGGCTGGCGCCAGCGTGGCCGGCTGGGGCGTGCAGGAGTGGATGTATGCCGGGACGCTCGGCTACATCGTGCTGCAGGGCATGTACCTGGTGTGGAAGTGGTACCGGGAGTGGAGGAAGGACCGCGATGGCCGGTGAACCGAAAAGCCCGGTCCGGGTTGCGGTCGCCGGCCTGATGTTGAGCGCGGCCGGCTTCATGGGCTGGCAGGTGAAAGAGAGCTTCGCGCCCAAGCCGCACATCCCGACCAAGGGCGACGTGCCGACCATCGGGTTCGGCTCGACGCGCTACGAGGACGGCCGGCCGGTACGGCTGACGGACCCGCCGATCACCCGCAGGCGCGCCGAGGAGCTGGCGTGGAACCTCCACAGTGAGGAGGCCGAGCGGTTCAGGGCTTCGCTGCCGGGCGTGCGGATGACGCAGGGCGAGTTCGACCTGTACCTGGACTTCACCGGGCAATACGGGATCGGCAACTGGCGTGGGTCCGGCATGCGGCGAAACTTGCTCGCAACGGTCACCGCACCGACCCCCGATGCCCAGCGTGCCCACTACCGGGCCGCCTGCGATGCGCTGCTGCGGTTCAAGTACGCCGCCGGCTACGACTGCTCGACGCTGGTGGATGGCAAGCCGAACAAACGGTGCTGGGGCTCGTGGGAGCGCCAGCAGGAGCGCCATGCCAAGTGCGTGGCCGAACAAAGCCCTTGAGGGCATGGAGGTTTAGGTGAATCCCGAGGTTCGATCCGAGCGGAAAAACGTGACGGTCCACAAGGCGGTCTTTCATGAAAAAGACCTGCATGACCTGGTGGCCCGCGCTGTTGGGTGCGGCGTTGGCGTTCCGTGGCGCGCGCCGTGGGTCCATGTCCACATCTATTCCTCCACCCATCAGGAGGGAAGCTTGGGCACTTCCAAGCCCTGCGTGCATATCGAGTTGACCGTCGATCATGACAAGGAGCCGGATGCCGCGCGGAAACCGGAGAAGATCAAGGAGCAGGGACATGAGCATCAGCCTTGATCTGCTGCGCCCCTATGCAGACCTGATCCGCTGGGCGGTCGGCTTGCTGCTGGCCCTGCTGGTGCTGGCATTCGGCTACCGCTGGGGCGGCTCGCATTGGCGCGGCGAGTACCAGGCCGAAGTCCAGGCCCGCGCCACCGAGAACGCGCAGCACGCCGCCACCCTGCAGCAGCTGGCCGAGGCCACCGCCGCGGTGGCCGCAAAGGCGCGCGCTGCATCCGAGAAGCTGGCCCAGAGCCGGCGCGAGAACGACACCCGCTACCAGAAGGCCATCAACGATGCGAACCGTGCCGAACGTGATCTTGCCGCTGCTCTGCGCCGCGGTTCTGTGCAGCTGCGGCCGGAGTGGTCCTGTGGTGCGGCCGGAGCCGGCACCGGTGGAGCTGCGGTCTTTGCCGCAGGACAAGATGCTGCCGCCGACCTTCGGTGGGCAGGCGCGACGCATCTTGTTGCAGGAGGCGACCGGGCAGACGCATGGATCGGGTGGCTCCAACGGGAGCTGATCGACACCCGGCGCGCGGTAGTGGCTGCCGGCTGCGCCGTCGAGATCGGGCCGACGCAGCCGCAGGGATAGAGGCGCTACTCCTTCTTGAGGTAGTCCTTGAGCTGATAGATGTAATAGGACAGGTCGGTCGAGGAGTTGTAGATGCCGGAGATCCATTTGCTGGGCGGGGCATCCACTCGCATATGGAAGTTGGCAGAGGCCGACCTGACCGCCGGCCCGAAGAAGGCGCTCTCCAGGTGAGTTAGCGGCCTGCGGCGCCCGTCCACTGTCTCGTTCTTGGCGAGCGCCTTGAGCTCGGCCTTCACTGCAGTAAGCCGTTCTCGGAGTTCCGGCATGTCGTCCCGGTTGAGGGTGCGCCATCCGTCCGATATCCGCATTAAGTCCTCAAGTTCATTGTGCAAGCGGCTCAACGTCGAGAGCACCAGCTCGGCATCCTGGAGATTTCGTGTGTCCATTCATTACTGTCCAGATAAGGGTGAGACCACGGTGTCCATTTCCACCAAGGGCGTTCCCCAAGCAGACCTGCACGTCTGGTTGGCGGCGGCGACCCTTCGCACGGTGGAGTCTATCGCCAGGGCGGACAGCCGGTCGGCGCGGCGGAAGCTGGTGGCCGTACTGGCAGGCCAGGTGCGGACCTTGCGGAAGGCTTGCGGATGAAGCGCAAGGCCGGAGGCGGACACCTGGCGCTCGGCCGGCTCAAGGCCGGGAAGATGAACCAGACCGAGAAGGCGTATGCCGAACACCTGAGCGCGCTGCAGCACGCAGGCGAGATCCTCTGGTTCCGGTTCGAGGGCATCAAGCTGCGGCTCGCCGACAACACGTTTTATACCCCGGACTTCGCAGTCCTGGCGGCTGACGGCGTGATGGAGATGCGCGAGGTAAAGGGGTTCTGGCAGGACGATGCCAGGGCGAAGATCAAGATCGCGGCCGATCAGTACCCGTTCCGGTTCATCGCGGTGCGCGTGCGCCCGAAGAAGGACGGCGGCGGCTGGGCCGTGGAGGAGTTCTGATGTCCGAGACGGTCACAGCATCCATCGGCTGGCGCTGGTGGGTGCGCTGGTATCTGCGCGCGGTGGTGTGGTTCGCCCGGGTGACGGGCATGGAGCCGGACTGGCAGCGGGTGGAGTGGTGGATACGGCGCGGCCTGTTCGTGCGAACTGAGCCGCGCGGGCGCGGAAGGTTGTGATGAGCGGACGGCCGATGCGCCAGCGAGGCGGCACCGCGTTCGCCCACCTTTACAAGACGGCCCGCTGGCAGCGAATTCGCAAGGCGCAGCTTGCACGGGAGCCCCTGTGCAGCAGATGTGCCGCTAGAGGCGCGGTCACTGCGGCGACGGTTTGCAACCACACGAACGGGCACCCCGCTGGCGAGACCGAGGAGCAGTTCTGGGGCGGCCCGTTCGACAGCCAGTGCGTGACCTGCCACAGCGGCGAGACCGCCCGGATCGAGCGTGGTGCCACGATGGTGAAGGGGTGCGATGAGGACGGATGGCCGCTGCCAGCACCGACCGCGGAGCCCTCTCGGATCGAACCATACCCCGGGGGTATCAAAAGTACGGTTAGGTTCCGGCCCTAGACCGACTGTCCCCCTTTCTTCACGCATCCACAGTTGGAAAGACGACCCCAGCAGAGGGGCGATTCATGGCGAATCCAAGGACTCCCGCGGCGAAGGCGAAGGTCTCCGGCGCGGCGGCAAAGAACCCGAAACGACACAAGGACCGCAAGACGCCGAAGAAGGCGCGGCCCATCGGCCCCCCGTACAAGGGGATGACGAAGGCGCAGATCGCGGTGTGGCGCGAGCAGGTAGAGAACATGCCCTGGCTGCACGCAGGCCACCGCCTGCTGCTGCGCCAGGTCTGCATCTTGGGTGCTCGCATGGAAACCGATCCCGAAATGGGGGTATCGGCAATGCAGGCGCTGGGCTCGCTTCTGTCGAAGCTGGGCGCCACGCCGGTGGACGAGACGAAAGTGAATCATGGCGAAGGCGAGGACGACGACCCGGACGAAAAGTTCTTCTGACCGGGCCACGGCCTACGCGGAGGATGTCGTTGCCGGCCGGATCATCGCCGGCCCGCACGTCCGGAACGCATGCCGGCGGCACCTGAAAGACCTGCAGGACGGGCACGAGCGCGGGCTGTACTTCGACCGTGCCGCGGCGGATCGGGTCTATGGGTATTTCGAGACGATCCTGCGTCTGTCCGAAGGGCAGTTCGAGGGGAAGGCGTTTCAGCTGCACCCGTCGCAGGCGTTCATCCTGGGCTCGTTGTTCGGGTGGAAGAAGGCCGACGGCTTCCGACGTTTCCGGCGCGCCTACATCGAAATGGGCAAAGGCAACGGCAAATCACCGATGGCCGGCGGCATCGGCCTGTATGGCATGACCTCGGACGGCGAGGCCGGCGCGCAGATCTACGCCGCGGCGGCAAAGAAGGAGCAGGCCGGCATCCTTTTCGCGGACGCAGTGAAGATGGTGAAGGCGTCGAAGGCCCTGGAGAAGCGACTGGAGTTCTCCGGCGGCGCGGGCAAGGAATACAACATCGCGCACCACAAGAGCGGCAGCTTCTTCCGCCCGGTTTCGCGCGATACGGGCAAGACCGGCTCCGGTCCGCGTCCCTATTTCGTGTTGGCCGACGAGGTGCACGAGCTTCCGGACCGCAAGTCCATCGAGATGCTGGAGCGCGGCTTCAAGTTTCGCCGTCAACCGCTGCTGTTCATGATTACCAATTCCGGCAGTGACCGGAATTCGGTGTGCTGGGAAGAGCATGAGCACGCGGTGAAGGTGGCCGCCGGCCACACCGAGGCGGTCAACGATCCGACCTTCGTCGGCGAGCCGCTGGACGACCGCACTTTCAGCTACGTCTGCGCGCTCGATGAGGGCGACGACCCGCTGGAAGATCCATCTTGCTGGGCCAAGGCGAACCCGTTGCTCGGGATCACCATCACTGAGGAGACGCTGGGGGACATTGTTCACCAGGCCAAAGCGATCCCCGGCCAGTTGAATGGCGTGCTGCGCCTGCACTTCTGTGTCTGGACCGACGCTGAAACTGCATGGATGACCCGCGCGACGCTGGAGCCGGCCCTGGCCGACTTCGACATTACTGAGCACCACGGAAAGCAGGTCTTCGGCGGGCTGGACCTCTCGCAAGTACGCGACCTGACCGCCGCGGCGTTCGTCGTGCAGACCGGCAGCGTGCCGGTAACCGTCGTGGTGGAGGGCAAGGAGCGCGTAGTCGAGAAGCCGACGTTTGATGCCTGGATTGAGGCATGGACGCCAGGCGACACGGTGGATGCGCGGGAGTTGAAGGACAAGCTGCCCTACCGGACGTGGATCGAGGCCGGGCACCTGCATGCGCCGAAGGGTAAGACGATCAGCTTCCGGCATGTGGCGCAGACGCTGGCCGACTACGACCAGGACTACGCCATCCAACTGGTGGCCTATGACCGGTACGTATTCCGTCGGTTCGAGGATGACGCCAAGCAGATTGGGCTTTCCCTGACCTTCGCCGAGCACCCGCAGGGTGGCACCAAGAAGGGCAAGCCGCTAGAGGCGGCCGTTCAAGCTGCCAAGGCCGCGCGGCAGCCGCCGCCGGAGGGCATGTGGATGCCCGGCTCGCTCAACTTGCTGGAGGAGGCGCTGTTGGAGGGCCGCATCCGGCTCAAGAGGAACCCGGTCCTTGTGTCCGCGCTGATGTCGGCGGTGATCGAGACCGACAAGTGGGATAACCGCTGGCTCTCCAAGGAACGATCCATCAACAAGATCGACCCGGCCGTGGCTCTGTGCATGGCTATCGGCGCGGCACACGCGAGCTTCACCCCGGCCACTTCCGTGTACGAGACGCGCGGAATCCGATTTCTATAAGGAAACCCATGTCCAGGTTCAACAAGGACTCCCTCGGCGCGCTGGAGCGAATCTGGAGCGGCGAAGGGGAGAGCAAGCCCGTGCTCGCCGAGTCTCGCCAGTTCACCGGCATGGACGATCCGGCGTTGCTGGAGTTCATCCGCGCCGGGCAGGCCGGCGCACACGACAGCTTCCAGCTGCGCAACATGGCCGTCCTGCGCTGCGTGTCTCTGATCTGCGGCACGGTCGGCATGCTGCCCATCAACCTGATCGAAGCGGGCCCGAAGAAGCGGGTCGCGTCGGAGCATCCGGTCCACCGGCTGTTGAAGCGGAAGCCGAACCCGTGGCAGACGCCGTTGGAGTTCAAGCGGCAGATGGAGTTGGCGAAGCAGCGACACGGGAACGCCTACGCGCGCGCGGTGTGGTCGGCCGGACGGCCCATCCATCTGATCCCGCTGGACAGTACTGCGGTGCGTTCGGAGCTGGGCGACGACTGGAAGATGGTCTATCGCTACAACTCGAAGAAGCGCGGCGAGGTGGTCCTGAAACAGGAGGAGGTATTCCACCTGCGTGACCTGTCCATCGACGGCGTGGTGGGGCTGTCCCGCATGAAGCTGGCCGACCGGGCGATTCGCCTGGCGCTGGACGCGGAGAAGGCGGCGAGCCGAATCTTCGAGACCGGCAACATGGCCGGCGGCGCCATTGAGGTGGCCGGCACGTTGAGCGAGACGGCCTATAACCGCATGCGCCAGTCGCTCGACACCGAGTACGCCGGAGCGGCCGCCGCGCAGCGGTGGATGCTGCTGGAAGAGAACGCCAAGGCCAACAAGTTCGGCAGCACCGCCCAGGAGGCCCAGCACGTCGAGAACCGGAACGCCCAGGTGGGCGAGGTGGCGCGCCTGTTCGGCGTACCGCGGCCGCTGTTGTTCATGGACGACACGAGTTGGGGCAGTGGCATCGAGCAGCTGGGCATCTTCTTCCTGCAGTACACGATGCTCGAGCACTTCACGAATTGGGAGCAGGCCATCGAGCGCACGCTCCTGCAGGAGCACGAGCTGGAGCAGTACCAGCCGAAGTTCAACGTTCGGGCGCTGATGCGAGGCACGTTGACGGACCAGGCCGATTTCTTCGCCAAGGCGCTCGGCGCCGGTGGCACTGCGCCGTGGCACACCCAGAACGAGGTCCGAGACCTGCTGGACTACCCCGAATCCGAGCAGCCCGGCACCAACGAGCTGCGCAACCCGATGACCCAGAAAGGAAAACCCGATGAGCCTCCGGAATCTGCCTGAAATCCGCGCCGATGCCGGTCTGGCCGGCATGCAGTTCGACGTGCGCGAGGACGCCATCGACGCATGGCAGCCTGAATTGCAGGCTGCAGCGCCCGACCCTGCGACCTCGATCTCCATCTACGGCCGAATCGGCCAGGGGATCGATGGACAGGGCATCACCTCCCGCTCCATCGCCGCGGCGCTGCGCTCCATCGGCCCGCGCGCGGTGACGGTCAACATCAACTCGCCCGGCGGTGACTACTTCGAGGGGCTGGGCATCTACAACCTGCTGCGCCAGCACGCGGGTGAGGTGACCGTCCATGTCCTGAGCATGGCCGCCTCCGCTGCGTCGGTGATCGCGATGGCCGGGGACCGCATCCTGATGGCGGACCACTCCCGGATCATGATCCACAACGCCTGGGGGGTGGCCGTGGGCAACCGGCACGACATGGCGAAAGCCGTGGCGATGCTGGAGCCGCTGGACCAGGACATGGCCTCCGTCTACGCCAGCCGCTCCGGGATGGACGCGGGGAAGGTGGCGGCCCTGATGGACGCCGAGACGTTCATGTCGGTGGATGACGCGATCAACAGGGGGTTCGCGGACGCGCGCCTGGCGCCGGCGAAGGTGAGCCGCGACAAAGCCAGGGCGCCGGCGAAGGCGCTGGCGATGGTCGAGGCCAGCCTGACGAAGGCCGGCTACTCGCGCGCCGACCGCCGCGACCTCCTGAAAGACCTGTTTTCCGGCAAGCCGCGCGCTGCCGAACCTGCCACGCCGTGCGCTGGCGACACCCAGACGGCGGCCCTGTTGCAGGGGCTGCTCAACACCCTCAAAGCCTAAGCGAGGCAATCAATGAGCAACATGCAGAAAGGCCGCGTGACCCGCGGCCTCGTTTCCGTGCACGCCGACGGCGGCAACCCGCCCGACGTGAACGCGCTGGTCGAGGCGCTGAACAAGGCGTTCGCCGACTTCAAGGCCGAGCACAATCAGCAGCTGGAGGAGGTCAAGAAGGGCAACGCCGACGCCCTCCAGGCGCTGAAGGTGGACAACATCAACGGCGAGATCAGCCGGCTGCAGGCCGCGGTGGACGCCGCCAACACGCAGCTGGCAGCCATCCAGATGGGCGGCGGCGCGGCCGGCGGCGACACGCTGGCCGATGCGGAGTACAGCGGCGCGTTCCTGGCCCACTTCCGCAAGGGTGAAGTGCAGGCGGCGATGAACAAGGGCGTGGCCGACGACGGCGGCTACTTGGCGCCGGTCGAGTGGGACCGCACCATCACCGGCCGCCTGGTCATCCTGTCGGACATGCGTCAGCTGGCGAACGTTGTCCCCTGTTCGGGCACCGGCCTGACCAAGCTGTACAACATGGGCGGCACCGCTTCCGGCTGGGTCGGTGAAGAGGATGCCCGCCCCGCGACCGCGACTGGCAAGCTCAAGCAGCTGGGGTTCGGCTGGGGCGAGGTGTACGCCAACCCGGGCGCAACGCAGCAGCTGCTGGACGACTCGGAGATCGACCTGGAGGCGTGGCTGTCCGGCGAGGTGGACGTCGAGTTCGCCCGGCAGGAAGGCGCCGGCTTCTTCGCGGGCGATGGTGTGAACAAGCCGTTCGGCATCCTGACCTACGTCACCGGCGGGGCCAATGCGGCGAAGCACCCGTTCGGCGCCATCGGCGCGATCAACAGCGGTGCGGCCGCAGCGATCACCGCTGACGGCCTGATCGACCTGGTGTACGACCTGCCGTCGGCCTTCACCGCGAACGCCCGTTTCGCCATGAACCGCAAGACGATGGGCGCGATCCGCAAGCTCAAGGACACCGAAGGCAACTACCTGTGGCAGCCGTCGTTGATCGCCGGCCAGCCGTCCACCCTCCTGGGCTTCCCGGTGCAGGACGTGGCGGCGATCCCGGATGTGGCGGCCAACGCCATCGCCGCGCTGTTCGGTGACTTCAAGCAGACCTACACCGTGTACGACCGCAAGGGCGTGCGTGTGCTGCGCGATCCGTTCACCAACAAGCCCTACGTCCACTTCTACACGACCAAGCGTGTGGGCGGCGGCGTCCACAACCCGGAGCCGATGCGCGCGCTGAAGATTGCCGCGTAACCGGGTCGAGGATCGCTAACCAAGGGCGGGCGGCTTCGGCCGCCCGCTCTGCATGGAGAAGTCATGAGCAAACTGACCAAGCCTTTTCGCGGCGTGCGCGATGGCGAGATTTACCCAACCGAGTTCGCGGCCGGCGCCGAGTGCCCGCCCGAGCTGGAGGCCGGCGCCCGCGCGTCCGGCGCGCTGGCCGATGGCAAGTCCTCGGGAGGCCCCGACCAGGAAGGGAAGGCGGAGCTGATCGCCAAGCTGGAAGCGGCCGGCATCACGTTCGACAAGCGTTGGGGGGTGGACAAGCTCGCCGCCGCGCTGGCCGAAGGCAAAAAGGAGTGAACCTATGCCGCTGCTGACTATCGAGCAGTGCCGCCGGCAGTGCCGAGTGGACGGCGACTATGACGACGATCTGCTCTCGGAACTGTTGGGGTCTGCCGAGGACTCGGCGGCGGCGTATCTCAACCGCGCGGTATTCCCCGATCAGTCGGCGTTGTCCGCAGCGTTGGCAGAGCTACCTGCCGGGGCTGCCGCCGCGGCCGAAGAGTATGCATCCGCTATCGCTGCTGCCGCCTCTGAGTCGAACGCAGAAATGGCGAAGGCCATGGTTGAGGTCGCACTGGCCAAACGTGATGCGCTGGCTCTTGCCCGCAATCGCGTACTGCACGGAATCGTGGTGAACGGGAGCGTCGTGGCTGCCATAAGGCTGATGCTCGGCGACCTCTACGCCAACCGGGAGAACACGATGGTCGGCGCCGTAGCTGTTGAGATGCCGGCGGGCGCCAAGGCGCTACTGCGTCCCTACCGGAGGGTGATGGGCCCATGAAAGCGGGAGACCTCAACCGCCGCATCACCATCGAGCAGCGCGGCGCCGGCAAGGACGAGTGGGGCCAGCCAGCGGAGACGTGGGCATCAGTAGGCGAGGTGTGGGCCGGTATCGCCGGCGAAACCGGGCTTGGCGCCATCCGCGCCAACCTGCAGGCTGGCGCTCCCGCTTCCATCGCCCGCTACAGCTTCCTGGTGCGCTTCGAGATTGTCGGCCGGCTTGGCATCAACCCTGGCATGCGGATCGTCTACGACGGGCTGGTGTTCGACATCAAGGGCGTCACCCGCGACATGAAGGACCGCACGGCGGCGTGGATCATCACCGAGCAAGGCGGGAACAGCGGATGACCATCAAGGCGAACGTCGATTTCAGCGATGCGATGCGGGGCCTGGACCTGCTCACCGATGTCCGCCACCAGCTGGCGCGCTCCATGGCAGTGGCCGGCGGCAAGGTGCTGCGGGACGAGGCCAAGGCACGCGCGCCAGTGGGCGAGGGGAGCAAGCGGCCCGGCCAGCTGCGCGACGCGATCTATCTGGCGTACCGGGACAAGGCGTCGACCGACAAGGCCGAGGTCTACGCGGTGAGCTGGAACGCCAAGACGGCGCCGCATGGGCACCTGGTCGAGTTCGGACACTGGCAGACACATGCGCGGTACAAGGGCAAGGACGGCGACTGGTACACGGGCGCGCCGCTGGCGACGCCCAAGTGGGTGCCGGCCGATCCTTTCCTGCGGCCGGCTCTGGATGCAGCCAGGGAGCGGGCGAAGGTAGCGATGGTCGAGCGCGGCCGGGCGCGGTTGCCGGAGCTGCTGGCCGGCAAGGGAGGCGACGATGAGCTATGAGCCGCAGTTGACCGCCCTGCTGGCGCCACTCCTGGACGACAGGTTCTACCCGGACGTGCCACCGGACAACCAGCAATACCCGTGCGCGGTCTACCAGCAGGTGGGCGGCCGCTCGCTGTGGTTCGGCGAGGGCGCCATGCCCGACCACAAGCACGCCCGGGTGCAGATCACCCTATGGGCCGACACGCGCGCGCAGGCGAACACGCTGATGCGGCGGATCGAGGACAGCATCTGCACCGGCATGCCGAAGTCTGAGCCCCTTGGCGCCGCGGTGTCCGGATACGCCGACGCCATCAAGAAGTACACGGCCCGGCAGGACTTCGGGCTCTGGTATCCCGATCCCTGACCGATCCACCCAGCACTAACCCCAACCACCCGGCCTCGCGCCGGGTTTTTCATTTACCCAAGCGAGGTAACAACGAATGGCACTCAAGTTCCCCAAGGGCACCCAGTTCGGGTTTGCCAATGTCATTCCCGCCATCATCGCCGCCACGGCCATCTCCAAGGCCGATCCAGCGGTGGCAACTGTCACCACCGGCGCCGTCGTTGAGGATGACGTCCTGCTGATCGAAGTGCCGGGCTGGCCGATCATCAACAATCGCGTCGCGCAGGCTGGCACTGTCAACGCGGGCGCCAGCGATTCGGTGATCCTGCTGGGTATCGATACCAGCTCGACCGCGCTTTTCCCCGGCGCAAGCGGTGCCGCCAAGCTCTACAAGGCTGACGACTTTGTGGACTTCACGCAGCAGGGCGAGCCGTCCATGTCCGGTGGCGAGCAGCAGTTCTGGTCCGGTCAGTTTCTGGAAGATCCGACTGGCCAGCAGATCAACGTGCCGACCTACAAGAACGCCCGCGTGCTGACCATTCCCCTGTACTACGATCCGAAGCTGCCCTGGTACAAGGCTGCCAAGGAAGTGGACGCCATCGGCAAGCCGGTCATCCTGCGCGCCAAGCTGCCGGGCGGTGACGTGCAGTACCGCTATGGCTACCTGTCCTTCAACGGCGATCCGTCGATCGCGAACAACGCCCCGAACTCCAATACGGCCACGTTCACGCAGCTGGCCGAATCCACGCTGGTGGAGGCCGCCTGATGTTCAAGGTCAAAGCACCGGAGACGTTCGGCACCACCCTGACCATCGTGGGCCAGGGCCGCGAGCAGAAGCTGAAACTGACCTACCGCCACCTGCTCAAGGACGCCTACAAGGCGCTGATGGACAAGCTGGCGGCCGGCGAGATCACCCCGGCGCAGGCGGTCTTGGAGCTGGTGGCCGAGTGGGACGCTGATGTGGACCTGGACACCGACGGCGTGGAAACGGCCCTGCAGCATCAGATCGGCCTCGACACGGCGATCATCCACGGCTACGCCCAGGCGATCCAGGTGGCCCGCAAGGGAAACTGACAGAGGCGGTGGGGGCGTTGTACTGGCGCGCCCCCACCGAGGCCGAGCTCGCAGGCACCGGCCTCAAGGCCAAGCACTTCACCGCGCCCGAGGTTGAGCTGTGGCCGGAGTGCGCCTTGCCGATCACGATCTATTCGCGGGTCTCCACCCAGTGGCGCAGCAGCGCCGGGGGCCTGATAGGGCTGGACTACCAGGAGGTGCACCGGGAGCTGGACCGTGAGGGGCTGGAGGGAGACCGCCGAGAGGAAGTGATGGCGGGAATCCGGGTCATCGAAGCGGCAGCCCTGGCGTATTTTGCGGAGGCCAGCAAGTAGCGATCCTGCTACGATCCGCCCGTCAACAGAAGTGGCGGGGAACCATGGCGCTGATCAATTGCACGGAATGCGGACGCGAGGTGAGCGACAAGGCCGCCGCGTGTCCAGGGTGCGGGGCGCCGGTTGTGCCGCCACCGTTGGCTGCACCTGCTCCTCCCCC